ATTGATGCGATCGGCCACCGTGGTCTGCGGCACCACGGAGTAGCGGTCGGCCAGTTGGCTGTTGAGGAACAGCGTGACGACGGTATGGCGCGAGCGGAAGGTCTTGGCCCGCGCATCATGCGGGAGATGGATGCAGCCGAGGCGCTGCTGGTGCGCTGACCATGGCTTGGCCCTGATGCGCTCGATCCACTGCTCGGCATCGAGCCCGGTGGCCTCATCGTGGTCGATGACGTTGAACCCGCCGGGGCAGGGCTGCACCCACCACCACGCAGCCGCGTCGCGGAAGCCGATGTCGCTGAACAACTCGATGGGCGCACCGCCGGGGTCATACAGGTCGGCGCCTGCGATGCGACCATCACGCTCGGCCTGCTCAAGGTAGCTGCCGAGGATCGAGCCGACGTTGGCGGCGCTGAAGTCGCAGTCGTACTCCTGCCGGTACAACTCATCCGGCATGGTGCGCCGCTCCTCCTCCAGCACGTCCTGCTGGATCAGGTGCGTGTCACTCACCGGGTGGTAGCCGGCGTACCACGCAGGCGCCGTCTGCGCATGCGTGTAGAGCGCATGCGCGTGGTTGTAGCCACGGGGCGTGGTGATGAACAGCAGCGAGCCGCCGTTCTCAGCGAGGATCGGGCGCACGAACTCGTAGGCCTTCGGGCTGGTCAGGGCGTACTCGCTGAACGTCACGTGCTTCGGGTTGGCACCGACGAGCGCATCGAAGTTGTCGGCACCGACGAGGCGCCAGAGGGAGCCAGTGATCAACTCGATCTTCATCTCGTCCTCGATGCGCTTGCGCACGATCGAGCGGGGGAAGGCGACGTCGATCAGGCGCTCGCCATCTCCGGTGAGCGCATCCCACACCACCTTGCGCGCCTGCTTGTAGGTCGGCAGGCAGTGCCACACCTCGCAGCGCACGCGCAGTGCCTGCTCAAGCTCGATGAACAGGGCCACGCGATCCTTGCCGGCACGCCGATGGGCGACGACGACGGCACGCTTGCCACCCGCGTGGAAGTAGTCACGCAGCGGCCGCTGCCATGGCCGCGCCTTTAAAGTGATCTCATGCGTGAGGCCGTTGTCCCGCGGTGGCTGGTCCCATGCACCGCGCGTCTTACTCATCGGGATCACCACCACGCAGCACGGCCTCGGCATGGATCACGCGCTCGACGTGCGACGCGGCGCCATTGGTGCGATAGGCCACGCTGCGTGCCCACGCTTTAAAGCTCTCAAGCTGCACGCGCTTGCGCTCGTTCTCAACCTGCAGCGCGATGTAAGCTGTGGTCGCCGTGTCATCGTCAGCGACCTTGTGCAGCAGGCGCACCAGCAGCGGCTTGTAGGCGGCGTCATTCATCGCTGTCACTGAGCATGCGCGTGATGATGGTGATGGGGCGCGCCGGGTCGCCACCGATCAGCGTGGCCTGCAGATCCGGCATCACCTTGCGCAGCAGCGCAACAGCAGCCGTTACCTGATGCGGCTCGACCTGCTTCTTGCCGTCAGCGACCTTGTGCAGCAGGCGCACCAGCGACAGCGCCTTGATGTGCATGCGCGCACGCTCTGCGCTGGTCGTGTGCCCGTCGCGCTGCTGCGCGAGCGGCCGCGGCACACGCCTGCGTCCGCGCTCCGCGCGCACCGGCTGCAAGGCGCCCTTGGCAGGCACCGCTAACTCGTTGACTGTCGCGCTCTTCTGCATGGGGCGCGATTGTCCGCTGTCGGCGCCTGTCCGACAAGCGTGCGACGATCGCGGCCTCGCGCACACCCGCGCGAGTGTGTGTGCGCTTCCACGTACATGTGATACATGTATGTATTATATGTATTGGGAAAACAATACATAGATCGACGCGCGGGTGTGCGCGAGGCTCGCTCACTTGTCTCCTCGCCGCACGCGATAACCCCCGCCGCCCTGCCCCTCGGATTCCAGCGTGCCCCGCTGCGCCATCCGCATCAGCATCTGCCGCGTGGCCGTGAAGGTCTTGCCAACCATGTCCGCGATGTCCTTGGCCGGCGTGTACGCCGGGTACAGCGGCGCCAGCAACAGCAGCAGGCGCGTCTGCATCAGCGTGCCTCTGAGTTCCCACGGTTTCGCCTTGGAGCACTGCCAGCCACCGCCCGCCGGCATCATCTCGATCACGATCTCCTGCTCCTGCACCAGCTTGCCCTGCGCCCGCAGTGTGCGGTACTGCATCGCGTGTTCCTTGTCGGCCTCATCCATGCCGCGCAGATCCGGTCGCTCCATGTACACGTTGGCATGCGATCCACCTGTGAGGCCATAGCTGCCACTGATCTTGGCCTGCCACTCGTCATGCTTGCCCTTGTTGGCGTGATGCACCACCACGATCGCCACCTCGGGATGCTGCAGCGCGAAGTCGGCGATGCGTACGATCGCGGCGTAGTCGCGCGCATACACGCCCTTCTTCTCGTTCTCGTTCAACTCATCCCTGATGCGTGCGAACAGGTCCACGATGATCAGCTTGGTGCCGCGGTCGATCTCCTGCTGCATGGCCGCGAGCGCGCCGTCGCCGACATCCATCGTCAGGCTGTAGTCCAGCGGCACCTCGGCCGGGATCGCGTGCGCCTTGCTGATGCGATCGTCGCGTTCCAGCATCAGGGCGTGCCATTGCTCAAGGTCGAAGTAGCACACGCGCGACGCCGTTGTCTCGCGATCGAGGAACGGCTTGCCCGCGGCCACGCACAGCGCCATCTGCAATGCAAGGTAGGACTTGCCGGTCTTGGGTGGCGCGGCCAGCAGGGTGAGGCCGGGCGCGATCAGATCCGCCACCAGCCAGCGCGTGGCCGGGATGCTCATGCGCTTCAACTCGGCGCGACTGAAGCGTTCCGGCAGGTTGCCCGGCAGCACCCGTGGCGGCGCCTTGACCCGTGGTAGCTCGGGTACCGCGGGCGGCTGCTCCGGTGCCTGCCCGGCCCGCGCAAAGGCCTGTGCGGCCTGCGCCTCGCGGGCTCGGTGGATCAGGCTCCCGAGGGTCACGGGTGCCGCGGCGCCCGCGTGGGTGCGCTCGAAGCTGGCCCAGCGCGTCGTGGTGCGGCCCACCACGTAGCGCGGCTCGCCTCGGCGCTGCCCTTGCTGGCATGGTGGATCGCCATCCCCACATGCAGCCATGCCTCATGCCCGCAGTCCGCGGACAGCACCGCCAGCGCCTCTAGGATCGCTTGGCGATCGGCCAGCCATGTGGTGGTAGCCCGGCCCCCTGCCCGATCGCTCCTAGGCCGTTCTGGCGGGGTTGGCAGCGGGTCCGCGGACACCAGCCGCAGCGTCGGCCGCGGGAGCAGGGCCAGCAGGGGTGCCGGGTTCGCCGGCCGGAAGCGATAGGTGTTGCTGGAGGGCGTGGCCCAGCCGGTCATGGTGAAGTAGCGGCCCGAGTGATAGGCCTCGGCATGCTCGTTCTGGCGGCCGTTGCGGAAGTCGGCGCCCGGCCAGTAGCCGATCAGGTGCAGGCCCGTGCCCGAGGGTGACCGCTCCGCGTACATCCCGCTATCGCTGCCGGCCTGCATCACGTCGGGAATCCAGCGTGGCAGCAGCATGCCCGTAGCCGGGTCACGCACGTGGTCGAAATCGATGCCGTACCAGCCGGCGCCGAGGGCGAAGCCAAGCCCACTGTAGTAGCCGGCATCGGCCTTGAAGGTCGCGAGCGCAGTCTTGTGATCGACCAAGCGGGCGACGTCATGCGCCGTGTCGAGCTTGCCATTACGCTTGAGGCGCAGGCCTTGCTCATGCGCGTAGTAGGGCACCTTGTCGTCGCGCCACAACAGCCAGCGGGCCGCCTTGCGCAGGCGCAGGGGGTAGTTGAAGGTAGGTGGTGTATTCTGTGTCCGCGCTTCGTGACTCATGTGGTTGTCCTTCGACGGGTGATCGGGTCAATGAAGAATGCACGTCTTGCTTCCGTAGTGGGGGGTGTGACGGCAGTGCTCGCGCCCGGCGTTGCTTCACGGCAGCGCCGGGCGTTTTTCTTACCGGGTCACTTGCGATAGTAGGCGGCGCTGTCAGTCTCGACAGCGAGCGGCAAGCCAGCCGCCCATACGGGTAAGTCGAGCATACGCTGCTGCAGCGCGCGTGCAAGATCCCGCACCGTGGCGGCCTTGGTGTTCGGCGCTTCCGCGATCAACTCATCATGCACATGGCCGATGATCGGGAGTCCGTCCTGCACCGCGCCGATCAATGCATGCCGCAGCAGATCCCCGCACATGGCCTGCGTCGCGTTCTCCGCGAGGG